GTGAAAGGTAAATTGCTAAAAGGTGTACTTAGCTTAGGGGTTGGTTTAGGAGCTTTATATAGCGGAACTTCAGCTCAAGCAGAAGCATCTACAAATCAAAATGATACATTAAAAGTGATGACGCATAATGTATATATGCTATCAACAAACTTATATCCGAACTGGGGACAAACTGAGCGTGCTGATTTAATCGGGGCGGCAGATTATATAAAGAATCAAGATGTTGTTATATTAAATGAAGTGTTTGATAATAGTGCTTCAGATCGTTTATTAGGCAATTTGAAGAAAGAATATCCAAATCAAACAGCAGTATTAGGTCGTAGTAGTGGAAGCGAATGGGATAAAACGTTAGGAAACTATTCATCTTCAACTCCTGAAGATGGTGGCGTTGCGATTGTGAGCAAATGGCCAATCGCTGAAAAGATTCAATATGTATTTGCAAAAGGATGCGGGCCAGATAATTTATCGAATAAAGGATTTGTATACACGAAAATTAAGAAAAATGATCGTTTCGTTCACGTGATTGGGACGCATTTGCAGGCTGAAGATAGTATGTGCGGAAAAACTTCACCAGCATCTGTACGTACGAACCAATTAAAAGAAATTCAAGATTTTATTAAAAATAAAAATATACCAAATAATGAGTATGTGTTAATTGGTGGTGATATGAACGTAAATAAGATAAATGCAGAGAACAATAATGATTCAGAGTATGCATCTATGTTTAAAACATTGAACGCTTCTGTACCATCTTATACTGGACATACAGCGACTTGGGATGCAACGACAAACAGTATTGCAAAATATAATTTCCCTGATAGTCCTGCCGAATATTTAGATTATATTATTGCAAGCAAAGACCATGCGAACCCATCGTATATAGAGAATAAGGTGTTACAGCCGAAATCTCCACAATGGACTGTTACATCATGGTTCCAAAAATATACGTATAATGATTACTCTGATCATTGCGAATTGCATAATATCAACCTTTTAAAGGGCGTAGGTCACGAATTGGTAACGAAAATGATAAATCTTGTTCCATAAACGCAACTACTTCCGCTTGTTTTGACGGATATAAATGACTATATGTATTTAACGTTGTTGACACATCCGAATGTCCTAGTCTCTGGGCTACCACAAGTGGACTAACACCTCTATTTATTAAATAAGATGCATGGGAATGTCTAAATTCATGAAGTAGAATTTTAGGTATTCCAGAAGAAGCAACATATTTGGCAAAACGTTTATGAAGGGTGGCTGTCGCTATACTTGTGTAAAATTCACCAAATACAATATAATCATTTTTTATCGGTGCCCCTAATGTAGCATGTTCTTTTAATGTTTTCAATAAGTCTATGACAAGAGATGGTAGCATAATAATACGATTTGAGGCTTTGGTTTTTGGTTTTGTAATCTGTCTGTTATAGTTGGTTTTATTAATATTAATCGATTTTTCTTCAAAATTAATATCTGTCCATGTTAATGCTAGCAATTCGCCAGTTCTTGCACCGCTATAATAAAGAGTCGTAAAAAAGGCTTGATATAGTAAATCATCTACTACATGAATGAATTGTTTAAACTCATCAAATTCCCAAAAGTTTAATCGTTTATTCGATTCTTTTTCAAAGTTGCCAGCAATTCTCGCAGGATTACTTGTGAGACCATAAAATTTTATTGCGAAATTAAAAATTGAGGACAGTACGGTATGAATCTTTTTCAAATAAACAGCTGAATACTTATGAATAATTTCGTTTTGGTAGATCATGATATGCTTAGCAGTTATATTGTTGATTTTTGATTTTCCGAACTTTTCTAGTAAATGATTTTCAAGGATGGCTTTAATGGTGTTAATTGAAGATTGTTTTCTCCTTTGGCAATACCAATCAAAATAACTATCCGCGACTTGAGCAAATGTTAAATTTGAATTTGTTTCTTTTTCAATTAACATTTTTGCTTCAGCTTCACGTGCTTCTTTTTTCGTTTTAAACCCACGACGTTTTACTTGTTTTTGGGTACCATCAAACTGACGGACTCTGACCACAAAAAAATATGTTCCTCGTTCTTTATCTTTGTAGACCACCATAAGAACCCCTCCTGTATATATAAAGATTGATAATTAAATTTATTGGGTAGATTATAACTTGTTTGTTACCAAAAGAAAAGACTCTCAAAATAAATTGAGAGCCTTTCTTTGACTTTAACCACTTTAATTTTAATAACATATTACCTACATGAAAATAAAATTGCCGTTTAAAACAGTATAACATATTTAGATTTAAAATTACCCAAGAAATAAACACTCCCACTACTATTAGTAGAAAACCAGTCATGATGATACAAGTAAGGGTAAAATCATATTACCATAATAATATCGTGATACATATTGAGAAAGTTCGAAAATTATTTCTTATGATATTCTAATATAATTCAGAATTGGTTGGGTGCACTACTTAAAAATTGGCGGGTTTCTACGTTAATTTGAGTGGAATATAATGAATAATGAACCAATATTCATTACGAATATAAAATATGTGAAGATGCATTCAAATATTTTCAAGTTTTTTCTTTAATGCTATATTGAGAAATAAGTTTTAGAGTGGAATAGAATGCGAGTCCGTGCTAAAATTGGCTCTGTATACAGTATATGGGTTTCTGTCAAGTTAATAGACAGAATAATCGTAAAAAACAAAAAATAGAAAACAGAAAACATAAAAACTCGCAGAGCGTGTGTAAGGGGTGCTTCTGCCAAAACCTCTCACACCGTTCATCCTAAAGCTATCTTAGGAAAAACACTTGCATCATACGAGTTCCTCTTTAGTTTAACAGACATTCATCATTCGTAGTGCAGTTTAGAGGTTGAGAAAATGGGATGGTGAATTTTTATGTTTTAGAGAGGGGGAAATGTTTTTATGAGCTTTAATCAAAAAATATGTGATTTGATTGAAGATAGAGAGGATTTAAATTTAACAATTGTGGCCGAAAAAATGGATGTTCCTCTGCACTATATGTCAAAATTTAAAAATCAGGGAACAATTAGTTTTTGCAATTTACTTAAACTATCGCATGTTATGTCATTAAGTACAGTTGAATCAAAAGATTTGATGTATAACTGGTGTCTAGAATTAAATTCTACAGAATTAATTAAGCAGAGCTTCGAATATGCAGCTATTATTAGAGATACCGAATTATTAAACGAACTTATTAATAAGCATTTAAGTGAAGAAACATCTATACGAGAATATGTAGGCGTATATAAAATTTTGTATGATTACATGAAAGATACATTGCCAGGGAATGATATAGAGGTAGAACTGGAGAAATACGGAAAAATTCAAGATCCAGTTTTACGTGTTTTATCGGAAATTATGAAATGTTACAATTATTATTTTGATAAAAATTTTGAACGTATGTTTACAATTGGAAATGAAATTGAAAATTCTATTTTAGCTGTGAGTGAAAGCCGAAAATTATTTATAAGGAATTGTTATATTCACAGAATTGCAGAGCTATTTTGTACAGTTTGTTTGCAACTTAATGATTTAGAAGCTACTAGGCATTATGCGTATATTATAATTAACGCAAACATCTGTAATAAAACTGTTGCTGATGCATATTACCGACTAGGTATGTCTTATTTAATAGAGGATAAAGGACTTTGTTTACAGTATCTTGAACAAAGTCATGAAGTTTCTAAAAAATCGGGGATATTTGAATTAGAACAAGAGACAAGACATAATCTCTTATTGGCAAAAATATATTATGAAGATAGAGTATTAAATTTTGAAGAGATTGATCAAATAAAGAAGGCTTTTTATCAGAAAGACGATGATGATTTTGTAATCTTCTTTAGAGCTATTGCAAGTAAGGATTATGGAATTATGCATGAAGTTCTTGAACATTTTTTTGCACAATCTAATTATTTTTTTGCTGGTTTAATTGCAAGAAAGTTATATAATGAGGGTGATAGTCATCCAACATTAAAATGGATTATGGGGTACAAAAAAGAGAAAAGAGGGATTAATTTTGAAGAAAATTGTATTAATAATTTGTGCAATGACATTCATAATACCAATAACAGACAAGGTACTCGAAACAAAGAGTTATCAAATTAATAAAATACAAAAGATGGAACAGGGGACAAAACCTGGGGGCTGAAATAAAAAAAGACAACTAAAAGTTGTCTTTTTTTTATTGTATTTGATTTTATTTGGAGTATTTAGTAGCTAAAAATTTATTTTTAAAAGTTTTGCGAGTAAGATATTTAATAAATTTCAAGATGATAGAATGTAAGTGAGAGATGAGAATGAAAAAACATAGGGGGAATAGAAATGACGAAAGAAGAGATTGTAGAATTATTTTTGAACACAATAGATGAAACTAAACCGGAATTAATTGAAGAGTACATAGAAGAAAGTTTTAGAATTTAAAAGATAGCCCGTCTCCAAGATGAGGGGCTATTTTTTTTCGTTATTATGATAATCTTCTAATGTTTTGGTTATTGCCAACATCTGTTGAAGTACAATTTCCTGTTTTTCCTCAGGGAGCGTATCTAATCGTTCCATAATTTCCTTAAATTTTGTGTGTTTCTTTATATCTAATTCGTTACCACGTCCTAGTAGGAAATCTGTTGTTACTTCTAATGTATCAGATAATTTTGCAATAGTATCTGGTGAAGGAAAACGTTCTTCGGATTCATAATAACCAATTACACGAGACGAAGCCCCTACCTTTTTCCCTAGGATTTCTTGCGTCCAGTTACGTTGTTTTCTGAGTTTTTTTATTCTAGCCCCTATACCCATCAATTTAATCACCTCATAAAGTTATTCATTTGAACAACTTGTTCTCTTTGGGATTAATCATAGCACATTATGTTCGAAAAGTCATTGACAATGTATAAATTGTTCGATATGATTGCAATCGAACAAAACGTTCTTGTGGGAGGTAGACATGAAACAATCAATAATTTATCATAAAATCGCAAAACATTGTGGGGTTACTGAAAGATATATAAGAATGCTGGACAAAAAAGAGCGCAGCCCATCCATGGAAGTTGCTAAAAAAATAGCTGACTTTTTAGATGAATCAATAGAGGAGATTTTTTTTAACTCTGATACGAACGAAATGTTCGTTTTTGAACGATTTTATCCAAAGCTAATTGAAGGGAATACTTCAATCAGGAGTTGATGTAAATATAAAATATACAGGGAGTGATATGTATGTACAAAAACTTATTTATTGCTCGAAAAGAGCAACGTATGACCCAAGAAGCAATTGCAAATTTAATCCATATTTCACCGAGAACATATTTTGCTAAGGAACACGGTAAAAGTGATTTCACCCTAAAAGAAGCTCAGAAACTAGCAAAATACTTCAAAACAACAGTGGACGAGCTGTTTGAAAAATAAACAGAAAAGGTGGGAGGAGCATTTATGAAAAATGGTAAAAGACCAACCAAGAGAGAAAAGATACATATCAATTCATATAATTTAAATCCTGATAATTGGCTAATCTTTAAGAAAGTAGATGATGAATTGCATTTAGTACATCGTCATACGAACTCAATACGAGTCATTCCAAGTGCATAGGGTGGTGGACTGGACAAGCATTATTAAAATTTAGGAGGGCTTTACATGGATGGATTAACAGTAGCAAACGAACTGGTATTTGAAAGTAATGGTGAGGTAGTAACAGATAGTTTGACAATTGCTGAGATGTTTGGAAAGGAGCACAAAAATATAAAACGAGATATCTTAGAAACAATTTCGAGATTAGCAAGTCTACAACATAATGCTGAAGTGGATGAACTAGGTATTAATTTTAATACGCTCAAATTTGAGCCCATTGAATATCGAGATAACCGCAATCGAATACAAGAAAAATATATTTTAAACTTCGATGCGTTTATGCTCGTAACTATGAGCTATACAACGCAAAAAGCAATGTTGCTAAAGGTAAAATACATCAATGAGTTTAACCGTATGAAAAACTATATTCAGAGCCAGCAACATGTATCTACAGATCCCATGAGTATTTTAAAGCTTACTTTTGAAGCGCTAGAAGGGCAAAAGCAAGAACTCCAGCACATCAAATCAGATGTCAAAGATTTAAGAGAAAATGCTCCGTTATTCGCTGTAGAATGCGATGAAATATCAAATGCAGTCAAGCGTCATGGCGTTGTGCTATTAGGTGGTAAACAATCTAATGCGTACCAGCATGCGGGGATTAGAGGTAAAGTCTACCGTGATATCTATAAGCAGCTGTATCGTGAATTTGGAGTAACAAGCCATAAAGCAATTAAACGTGGTCATTTAGCATTAGCAACAAAGATTGTTGGGGAGTATACGTTACCTATTGTGCTGAGTGAGAAAATTAATATAGTAAACTCTCAAATTAAGTTTTCTGAGATGTAGAGCAAGCCGAAAGGGGGAGATAACCATGATGGAAGAAAGTATTGTATCACTATGTATTGTTGGGTTTGGCATCTGCGGGCTTTTATTTGCTGTTTATGCTCTAGATAAACCAATCAAAGAATTTACAAAAGATGTGGAATGAATTTGAGGGGGGAAAGCGCTATGACGTTATCAGTTTTAAAGAAAGATGTAAAGAAAAAACAAATACTAGATGAATTTTTAGGGCATTGTGAAAAGAAACAAGTAGAAGCGATTCAAAAGAATGATCCATTGTTACTTTGTACTTGGATTAAAGAAGCACGATTGGCTCGAAAGGAGCTTATAGCGCTATACCGTGAGAAAGAAAAATATGATAACCAACTTGAACAGGATCGTAAAAGCATTTTAGGGATTGTAGAACGTTTAAGAAGTAGAGGAATTAATGCATCAGCCGTGGAGAGGGCACATTATGAAACGTTATCAGGGTGTTAAAGGCTATGAATGTAGCAAACTCATATGAAAAGACTCCTGTACCAGCAGGAGCCAATAGAAAATAAAATGTATCTCTAGTATATCATGGACGTGTGAAAAAGGGTACAAGCTGATGAGATGAGCCTTATCAAATTAAAATACAGCTTTTGTATTTTTCGAAGGGGAGGAATTAGTGACATGGCAATATTTAGACAAATTCATACATCATTTTGGAATGATGTGAAAGTGCAAGAAGAATTTACACCAGAGGATAAGTATTTCTTTTTATATTTATTAACGAATCCACAAACAAAACAAATTGGTGTATACCAAATAACAAAAAAACAAATGGCTTTCGAAACTGGGTATTCACACGAGACTATAAAAGCTTTAATGCAGCGTTTCGAGGATTATCACAAGTTAATAAAGTATGATACTGAAACTAGAGAGTTAGTGATCTTTAATTGGGGGAAATACAATCTTAAAAAAGCTGGTAAGCCAGTAGAAGATTTAATAAAGAAAGAATTAAAAGAAGTGAAAAATATATCCTTGTTAATTCCAATCTGTAAACATATAGAGCAAAAATCCATTAGGACACTCGTTGAAACATATATTCACGAATCGTATAACGATACGTCAACGAACCGTGGTACGAATCGGGGACAAGAAGAAGAAGAAGAAGAAGAAGAACAAGAAGAAGAACAAGAAGAGTCATCTTTTTCAAAGAATGACATTTCGAAATCAATTCCCTATCAAGAAATTCTTGATTATCTCAATGAAAAAGCGGGTAAGAACTTTAATCCTAAAGCAGAAAGTCACAAAAAATTAATTAGAGCTAGATGGAATGAAGGTTATACAGTTGAAAATTTCAAAACCGTCATTAATAACAAGGTATCACAATGGCTTGGGAAGTTTGATAGAGAAGGTAAACCTCTTAATCAGTATTTAAGACCAAGTACATTATTTGCTCCAAAACACTTTGATAATTATTTGAACGAAACGGTTAGTAAACTAAAATCTAATCAACAACAATACGGTGATAACATAATTCCGGGATTTAAAGGGAAAATGCCATTTTAAAGAGGTGAACAGAATTGCAAAAAATGCAGAAATCATTTGAAAAGCTTCCATCCTTAAAGTTTGCGGATGAATATTGCGAAAATCATACATTCAGCAAGGGTGGACAAGTAACTGTAAAGCCTATAAGAATGATGATTGATAAAAATGATGGTTCGATTTATTGTCCAAGATGCAAAGTAGAACAGCAGGATTCAATCCTATTCCAGCAAGCCAACAATTACTACAAGAAGATCAATCGAGAACGGCAGAAAAATCTTCTCTTTAAGCATAGTGTTATTGAAAATCAATCCATTACAGAATCAAGATTAGAATCCTATGAAACGGATTGTCCAGAAACAAAAGCAAATAAGAAAAAGGCCATAGAAATTTTGGAGCGTATCAAAAAGGGCGAAACTCTAAACGTTTATATTGCAGGAATTCAAGGGGTGGGGAAAAGTCATTTAGCTTATGCAATGCTATACGAACTAGTAAAACATTACTGGACAATCTCTGATGGAGAAGCTCTTAATGATGAATTCGCATTTAAGGAAATGAGAAGTTGTTTGTTTGTGGAGATAGAAAAATTAATTCGTCTAATACAAGACTCGTTCCGAAATAAAGAGTCGAAATACACGATGGATTATTGCATTAGCTTAATGGTTGAAGCGGATTTTTTAGTTATTGATGATTTAGGTGCTGAAAGTGGTTCTATGAATAGAAATGGAGAAGCGAGTGATTTTGTTCATAAAATACTTTACGGTGTTGCGAATGGGCGACAAGGCGCAAATAAGACGACAATTACAACATCTAATTTATCAAGCCAACAATTATTTGTTAAGTATGATCCGAAACTAGCAAGTCGATTGCTAAATGGTGTGTCAAAAGAAGAAACGATAGTATTCCAAAATACAACTGATAAACGGATTTTAAATTTAGATATCGGATTCTAAGGAGGAAATGAGATGCCAAGACTTGGAACGGATTTGGAAAAGGAAAATTACACAATGGCGTTACAGCAGAGAAAGTACATGAAGCACGAGCGACGTAACTTGTATATCGCTTTAGAAGAACTGGACATGTTTTGGGATGAAGATGACGTATTACGAGTAAAGAATGCTTGGAAAAACAACGAGAGTGTGTTTGCGATAGGTGAGAAATTACAAAGAGATCCGGACGAAGTTACTCTTCTTATTATGGATTTAGCAAGAAAAGGTGCGATTGGAAAACGGACGTTGGGGTTAGGGGCATGAAACAATTAACCTTTGAAGATGTTGTAGGAACCATGGATTATGCCGCACACAGTACTGCTGAACAATTCCTTTCCAATCATTTGGTTACACCAACTTACGCAGTAGAATTTTTTGACCGAGATGAAAAACAGAAGTTACGTTGGTTTGAAGTGAATACAGAGGCTGAAGCAAAAGAAAAAGCAGAAGAAACATACGGGAGAATTCAAATCATTAAAGTATATGTGTCCAATCGAACATTGAAAGAAATTATGGAGCTGGACTAAAGGTGTTTTTTATCAAGAGAGCTCTTATATGCAAAGGAGAACACGTGTAAATGAAAAGAGAAATAGATATAAAGACTAAGGGAATCTACATTGTAGAGGATGGGAAAATCATTTTTGTAGAACCACCAGAAAGCGGCTATGGACAACAAGTTTTATATTGGGTAAATGGAAAGTTGTCTCATACACAAACAACGATTACGAAGAAGTTCAAATAAAATCATGCGATTCAAAGGTAATCCGGTAAATAAAAGCTCTACTCTCAAAAGGGCGAGAGTAGAGCCTGTGGATGCAGCTACTGAGTACACGGGATGGTGAACATCAGCAACTACATAGTAGCATGAGTATTCAGAAAAAACATCGAGTAAATATTTCCGATTTTTCAAATGATAGTAAACCGGAATGAAATAAAATTTGAATTTTATTAGAAAAGAGCACTATAAAATAAGTTCCTAACTTCAATTCACAGGAGTGTTATGAGGCTAAATACCTGTGTTGTACATTTTTATTTTTTGCACATTTTACAATTAACTCTGAGGTATAAACATTCTATGTCTTTTAATCCCTTTTCACTTTTTTCTTAACTATTTAAAACTACCTAAAATCATAAAATCTACAAGAATGCCACTCATTGGATTTTCAGAACCTAATACACTAATTCCTAGAACTGTTACACCACTAATATTGGTAACATTAGCAGAGACGTATTTTCCAGTAACATTTTTCTCTCGCATTTGTACTCTTGGTCTTGCGTTTATCGAAGAGTTAGTAGAATATATGCTTGCTACTGCATAGTCAACGGTTGTTAATAATGAATTACCATTAGCTAATTGATTATCTGTGAAATAAAGTGTAGCTATACCATTTGCGTCTGATGTGGCTTGCCCATAAATAATGCGTTTCTTTTGTTGTGGATTCGACTCTCCTGCTTTTAACACTTGAAAAGCTGTTGGTGCCAGTGAAAAAAATTCAATGCTCATAGAAATTCTCCTTCTGTAATGCTTTGCTTCCTGTTGTCAAAAATAATCTTGATTAAATATATGATTGTCCGATATATCTTAATATTATATGTGTTTTTTTTAGTGTGTTACTTTAATGTAGAGCTTTTTTGTTTAAGTAACAAAAAAGCTCTACATTAAGGGGATTTTCAATTATGGTAGTCATAGCAAGCAAAAAGAGCACAAATATAAGCGTGCTCATAGATTGGGAAGGATAGATTTTTATGAGTGAAGAGTCTCCATATAATAACATAAGCTTGTTAAGTGTAAAGGAGAAAAGTTTTTAATAAAAATACTATTTGAATAGGGATTTTTACAAAAAAGAAAGAGCCCCACAGTAAAGAGCTCTCGAACCAGTGTATACCTACAATCTCAATAGTATATGCTCATTTTCAAGAAAAGGTTAATTGAACCAAAAAAAGAGACGGATAGCAAAAGCTAACCGCCAAAAAGAGGTTGCAACATAATAAATTGAGTGAGTTTTGATACCGTTGTTTATAGTATGTATAAGCAAAATTATCTTATACATGAATAGAATTAAAATGGTTTAAAATACCAAAAATAGTGAAGGCTAATTTTAATTAAATCTGAATAAAATCGTTATTTTATAGATCGGAGTGAAATGCCAATGATTGTTAAAGCAAGAATCAAACTAGAATTAGATGATTCGCAGAAAAAATGAGTTTTTTATGTTAGAGAACAAGGTGGAGAAGAAGCGGTATTTCATTATCTGGAAGAAGAAGTGCAGAAGAAAATTGAATTAGTGGATTTTGTGGAGATGGAATAAAAAGATAAATGATTTGTTATAAAAACGCTATTTTATTAGAAAAGGAGAATGGAAATGAATACAGTGACTATTAAATTTGGACAAGGTATAGCAGCGTGGAAGGATGCGCAAGAAGTATTAAAAATACTACAAGAAAAAGGTTACAAAGTACAACCCTACGAAGAAATCGGAACTGTTAATTTAACTAAGGAAATTAAAATGGAAGAAATATTAGTAAAAGGAAACATAACTGAAGATTTAAAAAGATTAGAGGTTAATGCTACACGAACATACGGTGACGAAACAACATCATATCAAGTATATGAAGTTTCGGATGAGGATTTTAAGATACTGAGTGATGATGCAAGCAAAAGAGATACGGATGATGGTCATTGGGAAAGCGGCGGTTGGCGTTGGTGTGAGGGAAGTAATCAAGGTATACCGAATGTCACGATAACGGTTAATAATCAAAGGCTATTTTGTTGGGCGGAACAAGTTAATGACGGTGAGGGACCATATTTTAATGGTTGGCATGTTAATTTGCTAGAATATCTCGATATAGAAAAAGGATGTACATCTTTTAAAAATGTATGTGCCCTAACTAAAGATCTAGCAAAACATAACAATATGACAATGGCTGAATTATTCAGAAAGTATCAAGGGTGGGATAAAGAAAACTAAACAAAAACTTCATTTTAATAGAAAGCGAGGTGAGAGGATGAGTCTTACTTTTATAGATTTGTTCGCAGGAATCGGAATGTTTCGGATAGGAATGGAGAAAGCCGGACACAAGTGCATCGGTTGGGTTGAGTGGAATAAGCCAGCAAGAACAAGTTATGAAGCCATGCATGATACGAAGGGAGAATGGACCGAAAATGACATCAGAAACGTTACAGGAACAGGAATACCAGCAGCCGATGTGTGGTGTGCAGGATTTCCATGCCAAGACATTTCAAAGAACGGAAAGCAAGAAGGACTTGCAGGAGAAAAGTCAGGACTCTTTAGAGAAGTTATACGAATCATTAGGGAAACAGAAGAAGCTAAAAAACCCTCAAGATTATTCTTTGAAAACGTTGAGAACTTGCTATCAGTCAATAAAGGATGGGACCTCTTCCGTATTTTCGATTACTTGGATGAAGTCGGGTATGATCCAGAATGGAAAACTATTAATTCTACCGAATGCGGAGTGGACCAAAACAGAACGAGAATCTTCATTGTTGGACATCTTAGAGGACACAACACCAGACGAGTATTTAGTTGATTTAGAGAAATACAAGGATTGTGTAATTGGTATCTGTGAAGGGAAAGTGTTTGTTCGTGAAGCTACGAAGAAGGGATATAACATTGCATACCATGGTGACACAGTGAATTTGGCTCAACCTAAAAGTAAAACGAGAAGGGGACGTGTTGGCAAGGGTGTAGCAAATACTCTTCTCACATCTAGAGAACAAGCTGTCTTAACTAGTGATGATAAGTTGCGATGGCTCACTGAAAGAGAATCATGGCGTTTGCAAGGTATACCAGATTCGTATTTTGAAAAGGCAGCTGCAGTTACTTCGAAAAATCAATTATATAAACAGGCTGGGAATGGCGTAACTGTAGATGTTGTGTATGAAATAGCGAAAAGGTTATAAAAATTTCATTTTGTAGAAAAGGGGAATGGATATGAAAGTATTTAAAATGAATGATATTGATTGGGTTTGTGCTGAAACTGAAGAACAAGCAAAGGAATATTACAAAGAAGAATGTGGTATTAATGATGAAGATTTAAATGAATACTTCGAAGGTGAAGTTAGTTTGCAAGAAACGATGCATATTAACGTTGATGATTTAACTTATGAGGAGCAACAACAGTGTCAAACAATGTTGCATAGAGGTGGAAATCTGGTTGTTTTAAGATCGTTCGAATGGGCGATAAAACAAAATAACATAACAAAACCATGTGTTATAGCTTCAACAGAATATTAAAAGAGCAGCTAGCAAAAGCTAACTGCTCAAAAACTTGTTGGAAGCTACCTAGGGAAGGTAGTCCAGTATTAGTATTGACAGGATAATGATTTTTATTCAGGGGAGGAAGAGGAAAATGAAAGCATCAACTGATTTCTTATTAGCGCTATCTACAAAATTACAAGAAATTGCTGATAATACAGCCGATATGGAAACAGAATCAGAATTGAATGAGCTTATCGATAAAATTAATGAGAGTATCTAAAACTGAACAAAATAATCCTTTGATGGAGAAAAGAGCTTAAAAAACAGGGACAATTCACGTTTAGATTATTTTTGAATGTAATGGGTATTAAAAGTGTTAAAATGCTTCAGAATGGAAAAGAGGGGCATTTAAATGAAGGGGTGAGAGAATTGGCGAGTATAAAGAAAAGAAAAGTGAAAAAAGCAATTGCGCGTCGTTCGAAAATTATAGAAGGTGCTGAGAAAGAAAGGGTTAAAAAAGCTTGGAGAAATATTTTTTTGCAGGCTGGTATTTTGAAGTGAAAAGAAATTGAATAGGGTCCGGCTAGAAAACTAGAGGACACCAATTTTTAGAGCAGCAATTAAGCTGTTTTAAGAAATGGTGTCCTCTTTCTTATTTTGTGGGGGGGGTGGAAAAAATGAAAGCACTAAGAGATCAATTACGTGAATGGGAAAAACAAACGAAACAAACAAAAAAGAAAAAAACAAAAGAGAATTTTAGCACTCGTGAAATTGAGGATTTAATGGGGATGCATAGACCTTGTTATGAGCGTAGACGTGGAGCGTTAAGACAAAAGTAATAAAAAATAAAAGGAGTGGTCTGGAATGACTAAGCAATTATCTTTCTTACCAAAAATCGATAGAGCAGCAACACAAGAGAAATTAGAGGGTATTTTGGAAAGTGTACGTATATATAAGCAATTTGGAATGATGCGTAAGGAAATGAAAGTCACTCCTTCTTACGAAAGGAGAGAGCATGGTCCTACACATGCAGTTGGCAAACCATTAGAAGATGTAGCAATCTCTAATATTCAACAAAGCAAGCGTGAAGAATGGTTAGAGAAAATGGCATTTCGAGTTGAACAAGCATTAAGTCGATTCGGAAACAGTACAGCTGGAAAAAATCAGAGGGACATTATAGTTAAACGGTATTTAGAAGACGAAGATGTGTGCGATTATATGGTGTATAACGAAATTGGCATGAGTGAACGTACGTATCGACGTGTGAAAGCTAGAGCGTTTTATAAATTGGCCTTTGCTCTTAGATTAGAAGTTTATGAAACTGAAGAAACTGGAGGGAATGAATCATGAATTTTGTTCAGCCCATACGTGATCCAGAGCAAATACAACAAATCAAAGAATATTTAAAAGAAAAGAATGCACGTAACTATATTTTATTTGTAATGGGAATCAATACAGGGTTACGTATCAGTGATATTTTAAAACTAAAGGTTGGAGATTTAAAAGGTAGTCATATCTCAATGCGAGAAATGAAGACAGGTAAGCAGAAACGCATACAAATAACAGCGGCACTAAAGAGAGAGCTTCGATGGTTTAATGAAAATAGAGAAGATGATGAGTACCTATTAAAAAGTAGGCAGGGAAAAAATCGTCCAATCGGTCGTAGTATGGCATATAAAATACTAAGTGGAGCGGCGGCAGAGTTCGGATTAGATGAAATAGGAACACATACGTTGAGAAAGACGTACGGGTATCACATGTACATGCAAACGAAAAACATAGCATTACTCATGGAGATATTTAATCATTCGTCAGAGAAGGTCACGTTACGTTATATAGGGGTAAACCAAGATGCAATGGATAAAGCAATGACTAGGTTTAAAATCTAATCATTGCTTTTTTCTTTTTAAATCTATACAGTTACTCATAAATTTCGTACTGTGTAACTCAAAAGAGAAAGTGAAATGAAATCAATGATACCAAGGGTTTTGGCGAAGGGGTCAGTTACACACAATTAAACATATGGGTAATTGGAAGGTATAAAATATGCACATGACGTATAAAGGTTATATAGAATGAATGAGAGGTGGAACAGATGATGTGTGAAGAGTTGTTACAAGCATTGGTTCAATATCAAATGCAGCAAGGAGAAAAGCCAAACACATTAAGGTTAAACCAAGATTACTATAAAACAGTATTAGAGCAATTAGCTTACCCTGATTGGCTAATTGAAAAGAAAATTAAGAACTTGGATCAGACGTTTCTCGGGGTTGAAGTAGAACTGACAAGTGAAGTGGAAACTTTTGAAATGAGGAGGATAAAAAAAGTGGCAGAATTTTGACCGCTTTTTGGCAGGAAAAAGGCCGACGTTTTTTATAAAAGCATGTTATATTTGTATTATGAGAAGTGGCGGAAAACACAACTCACTATGTTTTTCTTGAATTCTAAACGGTTCGTAATGACGGCACATAAAATCCGAAACCAGCAGATGGTACTGATTAAATGATACCGTCCATAAAAGGAGCATCCATTTGGATGTTCTTTTTTATTACTAAGCGAACCACATAAACATAAGTATGAGAAGAGCAAAAATAAATAACAAACAGTGTGCAAACTTCATGAAGTACTCCTTTTAGAATTAATATGTATTAAAAGTACAAATAATCTAATATAAATAGTGAAAATAGGTATACAACAATGTAATATAAGTCAGTCATTTTATGGAGCAAGGGTGGTAATCAGGATGAGTGGCTATTCTAAAATTATTTTATCCAATGGAAATGAATATATTGTGCCAATCCAGCCTAGTCTTTTGATTGAAAAGGAACTTATAGATAAGGATGGGGAAATTTACAATAAGTTTATTCTTGTTCCACAAATAGATATAGAAACAGGGAGTAAGATGCAATTTAATTTAAATCCTCAGCATATAGCAACAATTGAAGAATTTAGTATAAGAAGACAAAAGACCGTTCCTTCCGTATTTAGAGTGGAAACAAATAATGAAAGATTGAAGGGAAAGCATCCATAGCAGGTGCTTTTTTTATTTTTAAGGGGGTGAAAAAATATGTTCTTTTTCAAAAGAAAGAAACGGAAGAAGGCAGTTGCTCAAAGCAATATAAAAAGGAATGCTGAAAGTACAAATAATGATTTGTTAATCCAAACGACAACAGCAAGTGTAATAAGCTCTAGTTCAGATTATGGTGGCTATAATAGTAATCATTCAACTTCATGTTCATCGCATTCATCGTATGATTTAGGAAGTTCATTTGATAGTTCGTCAAGTTGTGATTGATCAAGTAGCTGAGTATCTGCTTTTTATTTCGGAGGAGGATGAAGGATGGAATCTATAACAAAAATAATTGCTAATTTAGAAAGAAGCGTTAACGATTTACAAAGAGATAATGATGGTATGAAACAAGCTTTACTTAATGTTTCAACGAATGTAGAAGCATTGAATAGAAAGGTCAATATGTTAGAAGGAACGTTAGCGACGAAAGTTGGTATAACTCATGTTCAACAATTAATTAAACAATATGAGGAGGATTCACAAAATGGCTAATAACAAATTGATTATTGAAGTAACTGCTGATACAACTGAAGCATTAGAAGGGATTAAGGAAGTAACAGAAGCTGCAAATGAATGTGCGGAAGCGTTAGAGAAGTTAGAAAAGGTTATGGGTAGACTTACAAATAAAAAGGATTCTTTATTTATAGAAGTTCCAGTTGTTTTAAATGGTAAAGCAATAGCTAAAAAAGTTAGTGAGTTTACTGAAACTAGAGAAAGGCTTTAACCTGAGGTGATAAAAAATGAAACTAAATAAACAAGAGCAAGCGGTTGCAATTGGTACATTCATTTCAATGCTAGGACAAGACCTTGTAAATGAACGCATCGATAAACAGAAATTAGAAAGAGTACTTCCTATTTTTAATGAAATGCAAGATAATACAACACCAAAGCAAAAGAGAGAAGCAATGATTAGTTTGCTTGGTAAAGCGGTGGATGAATTCTTAGAAAAATAGCTATAAAAAAAGGAAAAGCAACTCGCTTGGGGGGCGAATTACTTTTCCAAATGGCAATGTTAATTCTATTATAACAATTTGTATTTATTTGTAAATATATAATTAGAATATTCTTTTAAATGAGGTGAGGATAGATGAAAGTCTACTGTTCTAACTGCAATAAAGATTATGATATGCAACCACAAGTAGCACAGCTTTCTAATCGCATTGAGAAGTGTTACTTCACATGTCCTCATTGCGAACATGAGCATGTCGCTGCATATGTGAACGATAAGATACGTAAGCATCAAGCTGACATAACCAAGTGTCATGAACGGATTAATAAAAAGAATCTGGCCATCGAGGATGAAATGAAACGATTGAGGAATAGGATGGAAGGTGCCAAGTAAACCATTCAAGCCGTGCAAGTCATTAGGTTGCAATGAACTAACACGGGATAAGTATTGTGCTAAACATACCGAAAAAGAAAAAGAAACTGTAAGATATTACGACAAACATATTCGAAACAAAAGCTCACGTTCATTCTACAATTCAAGACTGTGGAAGGATATGCGTGAGCTTATTTATCGTAGAGATCATGGCTTATGTGTTCAATGTAGAAGCAAGGACATCATTAAAATAGGTGATGTAGTCGATCATATCATTCCTATTCGTGTTGATTGGTCGAAACGATTAGAACCGATTAATCTACAGACGCTTTGCCATGCTTGCCATAACAAGAAAACAAAAGAAGATGAGAAGAAAAACAAAAAATAATTCGAAAGAAAAAATTCATAAACATCCCCCCACCATGAAAAAGCAAAAGGCGACTTCCTGGAGACCGCCGCCTAGCTTTCCGTGTAAAAAGTTCGTTTTATTCCATAAAAGGGGGTTCAGTCGAGGGAGGTGGTTCTCATAGGAAGGAAAGCGAAGCCGATTCATTTGCATTTATTAGAAGGTAATACAAATCGATTGACAAAAGATGAAATTGAACAACGATTAAAAGCTGAAAAACAGTTGCAAGCAAAAAAGGACAAAGTAAAGCCACCAACGTGGTTAGATTCAGTTGCCAAAAAAGAATTTAGAAGGATTGCTGGTGAATTACTAGAGCTAGATGTTATTACAAACATAGATGTAAATGCATTAGCAACGTATTGCGATGCTTATTCTGACTATGTTGAATGCACCAAAATTATCCGAGAAGAAGGACTCCTTGTTGAATATACCAATAAGGCAGCTGAAACCAATAAAGTTCCACATCCACTACTTACAAAGAAGAAGCAATTGCATGAGCAAATGAAGGCTTTGGCTGTTGAGTTTGGTCTCACACCGAGTGCAAGAGCGAAAATTGTCATTCCAAATCGTAAACAAGGTCCGAAAACAAATGTAGAAAAGGAGTTTGACGTATAACATGATCAGACAATGGATGTTGGACTACTGTGATGATGTATTAAATAGTGAAGTTGTTGCTTGTCAGAAGCATAAACAAGCTTGTAAACGATTTTTAAGAGATATTGCGCGTGAAGGATCTGAAGATTTTCCATATGTTTTTAAGGAGGAAAAAGCGCTTCGTTTCTTAAAATGGATGTCTCTTTTTAAACATACAAAAGGAAAATTAGCAGGTCAGAGAATTGAACCGCATTCGATACAAATTTTCGTATTTAGCAATATTTATGGATGGGTGCACCGAAATACAGGGTTACGTCGATTTAAAAAGGCATATTGGCAAGTCGGACGTAAAAATGCAAAGTCACAATCTTTAGCGTGCGTGGGCTCATATGAAGCAATGGCCTTTGGTGAGAATATGTCGGAAGTATATGTTGGTGCCACAAAAACGGAGCAAAGTAAAATTGTTTGGAACGAAATTAAAGCGCAAATGAATGGGTGCGAAGACCTAAAAGAAAAATTCAATATTGCGTATGGGAAAATTGAGCATCTCAAAACAGATTCTTTTATTTCCGCGCTCTCAAAAGATGCGGGAAAATCCGGGGATGGACTAAATGTTCAGTGCGGGATTATTGATGAGTATCATGCCCATCCTACCTCTGAAATTTATGATGTTCTGGTGTCAGGTTCAGGTGCTCGTCCGAATCCACTCATGATGATTATTACAACAGCTGGTTTCAACTTGAGCCATCCTTGCTATCGTGTGGAGTATCAATATGTTTCTAAGATTTTGGACCCTAATATTGATATTGAAAACGAAGAATACTTTGTCATGATTAATGAGTTAGATAAAGATGATGAGATTACGAATCCAGAAGTGTGGGAGAAAGCAAACCCAATCCTATGTAGTTATGAAGAAGGACGTACTTTCTTAAAGGGAGAACTTCAATCAGCCCTTGATGTACCTGAGAAAATGCGTAATTATCTCACGAAAAACATGAATAGATGGGTAGATATGAAAGAAAATGGCTACATGGATATGCAAAAATGGAAAGATTGCAAAGAAACTGTGGAATTATCCGAATTAAAAGGGTTGGAATGCACAGTAGGTGTCGATTTATCAGCAAAAATTGACTTAACAAGTATTTCATTTGAATTTAAAAAGGATGATAAGTATATCGTAATTAGTCATAGCTTTATGTCAGAAGATACGTTAGCTGAAAAGAGAAAAACGGATAAAGTTCCTTATGATCTGTGGGTACAACAAAAATGGATCACAACAACACCTGGTGCAGTAGTTGATTACGAATATATTAAAACGCATATTAGAAATATGGAAAAAGACCATAAATTTAAGATTAAAGAAATATGTGCTGATCCTTGGAACGCAACACAATTTATGCAAGACATGGAGACAGAAGGGTATACCATGATAGAAATACGCCAAGGGATGGCAACTTTATCAGGCCCTACAAAGGATTTTCGTGAACAAGTGTATCAAAAGAATGTCATCCATAATAACAACCCTGTGCTGAACTGGGCAACTAGTAATGCTATAACAAAACAGGATGCTAACGAAAACATTATGTTGGACAAGTCAAAAACAACAGAAAGAATTGATCCGATAGCGGCTGTAATTAACTCGCATGTTCGATGCATGCTCAATTCTGGTGAGGTGGACTTAAATTCCTATATTTTAAGTCAAGATTTCTCATTTTAGGAGGAATTACATGCGATTCTTGTTGTTTTTTATAAGTATTTTAGAAGATATTCTATTGATTTCGGGGTTGTCCATTATTGTAGGGACGACTTTTTTTGTTAACCCGATTTATGGATGGTATCTGTTAGGGATTATTCTCACAATGTTGGGGGTGGTGGTGATAAGAAGATAGAAAGGAGGTGAAACTTTTGATTTTTCGGCAGTTATTTAGAAATCAGGATACGACAGATTTAAAAAATCCTTCTCCTTGGTTTAAAAGTTTATTTGGATATCAAGCCGCAAGCGGTGAAAAGGTAACGGTTGAGTCCTCTTTAGGTGTTCCGACGGTTTATCGATGTATTAATATCCTTGCAAATAGTGTTGCGATGCTTCCGTTTCAAACGTTTAAAAAGACAGCGAAGGGAAGGGAACGGGATAAGGCACATCAAGTATCGTTTGTTTTGGAAAGACGCCCGAATCCTTATCAAAGTCCATTTAAATTTAAACATTTAATTGAAACCCATCGTAATACATGGGGAAATGCCTACATCAATATTCATTGGGGTGTAGATGGAAGGCCAAAAGAGTTGTGGGTATTAAATCCAGCTGTTACAACGCCCACGGTGGACTTAAAGACCAATAAACTATGGTATTTTACGAGCTTGCCAGACGGTACACCTATAAAAATACCTGATGAGGACGTAATCCATCTTACTACACTATCTACTGATGGTTTAAGGGGGAAACCTCCTATTCAAATTGCAAGAGAGTCTATAGGTAGCTCACAGGCGGCCCAAAAGTTTAAAGGTAAATTCTTTACAAACGGTGCAGCGCATAGCGGGATATTAAAAACAGAACAACCTTTAAATAAAGAGGCTAAAAATAAACTTCGTGATGCCTGGGAAGAAGCAAATACAGGGTTGAATAATGCGCAAAGAATAGCTATTTTAGATGCTGGACTAGAGTTTGAAAAGGTTGGAATGCCTTTGAAAGATGCTCAATTTATCGAAGGTATGAAGTTTGATAAAGGTGAGATTGCAAATATTTTTAATATTCCTTTGCACATGATTAATGAGTTAGATCGTGCTACTTTCTCCAATATTGAGCAACAAGCGTTGGATTTTATTCAAAATACATTGAGTCCAATTCTTATTCAATATGAAGAAGAGTTTTCTTATAAATCATTTTCGTTTCATGAGCAAAAACGATATTACTTGAAGTTTAACCTAACAAGCTTATTACGTGCTGATTCTAAATCACGAGCAGAA